GCCTTCCATTGATCTGAATTGACTGTAAACAAGATGTAAACCAGGATGATCATGGTCATCTATATTTTCAATCATGGTTAAAAATTTAGGACTATATTTTTCTAACGCTTCTAAACTTAAATATTTATGCTTGTGTTTTTTCAAAAAATCAAGAGATTCTGATATCATTGTTTTATAATTTGGATTTTTAGAATTAGCTGCTTCTGCCATTTGTAATAATACTTCATCGCCTTCTAATTCATCTATTGTTCGGTCAATTGCGTCGGTATCTTTATATCCTTCAATATAACCTTGGGTTTTATCTCCTTCATCTTCATTTTCACTTTCATTATCATAAAATTGCTCTAAATCATCTATTGGTTCTAAAGTAGAAGCTAGTTCTTCTTCAACTATTACTACCTTTTTCTTTTCCTTTTTATCCTTCTTTTCTTTCTTTTCTGCAGAACCAACCCCACCATCTTGTAAATATGATGAAATGGATTCATCCGAGTCAGATGAACTTGTATCAAAATCTGATGAACTTGAATCTGAATCTGAATCTGAATTTGAATCTGAATCTGAATCTGAAGAACTTATATCTTCTTTTCCATTTTGTCCACCTTTTAATTTCTTCTTCTTTTCTTCTTTTTCTTTCATCTTTAAAGCCTTCTCTTCTTCTTTTTCTTTGAGCTTTAAAGCTTTCTCTTCTTCTTTTTCCTTCATCTTTAAAGCCTTCTCTTCTTCTTTTTCTTTCATTTTTAAAGCCTTCAATCTGTCTTTTTCATTACGCACTGCTTCTTTCTCTTCTTCTTTTTCTTTCATTTTTAAAGCCTTTGATTTTTCCTTTCCTTCTTCTTTTGTTAGTTTGGGAACAGGATTTTTATCATCTTCATCATATTTTTTAAGTCTGGCTTGATATTCATCTGAAAGAAATTTGTCGAAATCTATAACATCATATTCTTTTTTAACAATATAATACAAATATCTTTCTATATTTGTCTCTACTTGTTTTTTGGTTTCTGGATTTTCTTTGTATTCTGCTGGCAATGAATCTAAATATTGTTTTATATATGTTTCTACTGCGAGTTTCTTTTCAGCTCTCGATTCCTTCATATATTCATCAACTAAATTATTAGCTTTTTCCAGTCTTACATTATTAGGAGTTGGTCTTCCTGGTGGGTCAGGCATCGCAAAATTACAAAATAAACGCGAAAATATTTTATAAGTGGCCTTGGGTTTTTCATATAAGCCATTTAGGTCAATTTTGACGGCGCCACTCTTTTTAGTTTTTTTTTCAACATCACGTTCATCATGACGAGCCATTTCATATATTTGAAATTGATAATCGCTCATAGGAATGCGAACAATATGTCTATTAATGTCTCTATTATATGCTGGTAAAAGTTCTTCCTGAGCACTTTTAAAATAAGATGTAAGGCCAATAATTCTTCGTTTAAATTTTACTTCATTTATAAGATTTCCGGTATCTTTATTAATAAATGAATTTACAAATAGATCTAATGTATCAGGTAAAGCAGTATTCACTGTAAAATTCACATTTTTAGGACTTACTTCAATATTTAATTGCTTCTTCAAAATTTTTGTAACACGACTAATAAAAGTTTCGTCATTCATGACTCCTTTTTCATCTAAAATTATTCTACCATCTTCTCCAATCGTTTCATTGCGATTATAAACACCCTTGTATCCTTCATCCACTTTTATTTTATTTTCAAAACCAAATGGATTACGAGTTATAGATAACTGCTTAGACGCATTAAAATCAATATAATCTAATATTTTTTCTGAAGCAAAAGCTTCTCTTATTGTTTTGATGTCAAGTTTTTGACCCTTCATTTGTTCTGTATTTAATGTAAAGTTCCATGTTTTTATATAGCCTCTTAAAATATTGTAAAGAACCGCAATTTCATTAGGATAATTAATAATAGGTGTTCCTGTTAACATAACAATACGACAATTTTCAGCTTGTAATAAAAATTCATATAATTGTAATGCTAATGGAGGTGGTAAAACAGTTCCGGGACCTCTCTTTCTTTCCGAAAATTTGTGGAACCTGCCTATTTTGTTAACAATGCGACTAATAAAATTATGCGCTTCATCAATAATAATAACCGCATTGTCAAAAATATTTCTTGTAAAATCCACTGTCATTTGTTTAAATTTATTTCTTCTTAATCCATTGTAATTTATAAATGTATACTTAAGTTGTATCATTTCATCTATTTGATCATTTAAATTCTTTTTATCGCTTGTAGATAGTTCTTCATAATTAGTTGGTTTTGTTACATTAACAAGCCATACTCCTTTGTGTCTTTTAATGTAATTTACCCAATTGCTATGTTGTTCATTATCATAATTAATTTTAATGCCTCCCATGACTTCTGCTAATGGTTCTATTAATTCTTCTTTTCCTTCAACTGAAACCCATTCCCAAAATTGATTTTTCCTAAAAAGAAGATCACCGCATTTTTTAATTTCTTCCATATAGTTACGTCTCAATGATGCGGGCGTCATTACAATAATTTGTCTATAACTTTTTAATCCTTCAGCAATAGCAATAGAGCTACATGTTTTACCAGAACCTAGACCATGGAATAATAAAAGACCTCTGTAAGGTGTATATAAGTTAATATAATCTCTAACAATTTTTTGATGAGTAAGTAATCCAACTTTTCCAGTATCTTTGCCAATATTGTCACATGAAATATTTTGGGTTTCGTCCATTAAATCTTCCTTATAAGGTTCAAAAAGTGTGTCAATAAAGTTCACAAATATTTCACGATTATTCATGTAATAGCTGGAAGCTTTGATATCAAAAACAGGAGGTGATGGTAACCTTTTATCGATTGTAGTATCTCCAATTTGTATCATTGATGCTGGACCTAAATTAATTACATTGGTAATAATTTTTTTTGAATATCGTTTTGTGGCCTTTGTAGGGGCATCAACCATTTCTACAGGTTCTCTTTTCTTACCCTTTTCTAAAGGCTCTTCCATTTGTGGTCCGCCTTCTATAACAAGTTCGACCTTTTCAACATCTTCTGCCATAATTCCCTTTGTTTTTTGTTTTTTAATTTTTGTCTTTTTAGGTTCTTCTTCAACAATAGGTGCCTTGGATTCAACTTCTTTTTCTTCTTGTATCTTTTTAGAAACTTTTGTTAGTTGTCTATTTTCTAATCGTTTAAAAATATCTAAGGCAGCAGTGCCATCATCTTTTTCAGCGACAACATTTGTAGCCTTCATAACTGGTTTATCATCTTTTTTTAAAATAGGTTGTTCAGGAATAATAGCAACTTCAATGTCTTCTTCATCTTCAACTACTGGTTTTAATTTAAGTTTTTGAGTTAAATTTGCTAAATTATTCATTACTTATATAAATTCAATATATAAATTTTTAATATATTTTACATTACATCAATTAAAATTTATAGTAACTATAATTTATTCAGCATATAATTTAATTGCGTTAATTGCCTTTTCACATGCCATTTGTTCGGCTTTTCTTTTAATTTTATGTTGCCCATCTCCCATAAACAAAAATATTTTCCCATTATTTTGTAAAACATGTTCATGAATATCTTTAAATGATTTAAAATCAGCTATATGTAGTGCGTTTATATGTGATACATTATAAATTTGCTGTCCTAAACATAAGAAGACTCCCATTTTGTAACCTTCTTCAAGATCGTGTTCTATTTCAACATAATGTGGAGTTACTTTAAATTCTTTTTGTATTTTTACCTGTAAAATATTCTTATAATTATCATCATTTTGTATTAATGAAATCCAGTCAATATGTTTCTCAAAAATATTCTCAATAAATTTCTGTGCCATTTGAAATCCAGGTCCAGTAGCAAACATATCTTGAAACCATCCTTCGTCATCATTTACTACAATCTTATTAAAATCTAAGAATAGTGCGCCAATAAATGCTTCAAATAAGCAGCCCAGTTTCTTTAGATTGGTGCGGATCTTCTTCTCTTCAGCATTCCTAGACAATATAAGCCATTTATGTAATCCCATTTCTAATGCGATTCTACCAATTGCCT